GTTTGTCGGTTCTCCGTAAAAAAGTCCTTTTCGGTGTTTTTTTGTGGTTTTTGCGTAATCGGTGGCGTGCCAATCTGAGTACGGCTTAGGTTTTGTGCGGCTGCTCTTTTGTTTTGTTGTGCTGCACCTTTGCGTGAGTTGCATGACTGATGGGCAGGTTGCAGGTTGTCAATGCTGTTGTCGCCCCCGAACATGAGGCTGACTATGTGGTCAGCAGTGTTAGCACCTGGCTTGCCGCATAGGGCACAGATGGTTGCTTTGCCGTCGCTAAGGATTTGTTTGCGGTTGGCTTTGTAGATGGGGTCGTTGTATGGGGATGTCATAGGGCTGATGTTACTAGCGCCCTTGCTTCGCTGCGGTTGCTTTCAGGCGTGTTCCAGTCTCAGGTGTTTGTGCCCCCCACATTTCACAGCTGTGTGCTGTTGGCTGCCGGAACTGTTTAGGGTGGAACACCAATCGCCTTTTATGTCGTTAGGGAACGCTGCACAGTGACTAATACCAGCATCACTTCACGTTAGTCATCACATGAGGCTGGGCGCACTGCTCGACCCTACTTCCGTAGTGTGCATACCAACAGAGTGCAATCCCCTATGTGGCCCTTGGTTGTATTCAGTTGTAAGGTTTAGTTACTTGCGTAAGCCTTGAATGATGGCAACACCGATGGACAGTATCAGGGCGTACCAAGCGATGATTAGCATGATGCCAAGCGGCGTTCTATGGCAGGCAAATCTTCAGGCCGCCAAATGTAACACTCGGCGTGTGGGTGCAGTATCTCGAGCCAGTGTTCTTGTGCCGGGCTTGTACGCCCTTTTGCACTTTTGAGCTCGGCAAACACTAATCCCTTGACTTTATGGCAGAGCACTAAATCGGGAAAGCCCACAGCGCCACTTGTCAGCCAACGGCCTTTAGCGGTTTGTGTAGGGCTCGCGTGGTGGCAATCCCACCCATGAATGTAAGCAAGCGCTTTAACCTGTTGCAGAAATGACGCTTCGCTAATAGGTGTCATCGTTTGTCTTTGCCAAGCATGAAGCCGCACATGAATACTGCGCTAAGCATCACACACATCGTAAATAGGTCAAGCATCTAGAAAGGTTCCTCTGGCGTGTCGTATTGTGGCGCTGGCTGTCCACCATTTTTTAAAACATCTATTGCTTTTGAAACTTCAAATTTGGTCATGGTGCCAATGTTTGTAGGCGGCAACAGCCCTGCCTTTTTTAGCTCGGCCTTGTAAAGCCATAGTTGCTTTTCTGAAGGCAAGTTAGATGGCTGGGTGATTGTGGTGTCTCCCCTGACCACTTTCTGCATTTCTTCGCGGCTTGGTTTTTTAGTCCAGTCCGCCCCCAAGTACCCTGCCGCTGCTAAAGCTCGGCCTTGCGATGACGTACAGCAGTTCTCTAACCTCGAGGTGGCATTCACGCCGCGGTCAGTTAAATGCTCTTCTGCGTAGTCCACAGTGGTTGGTTGCACATCGCTTTTGTCTAGCCAAAGCACAGTTTTGACAACACATCTTGTGCCGTCGTCATAGACAAGTTCTGAATGGATAGCGCCGTTCGGGTGGTCAATCCAAAATGCTTTTATGCGTTCGCTGACGGGGGTGTATTCGTCAAGATTAAAGGCCACGGGCTAACTCCCTTGATAGGCGCTCTACTTCGGTGTAAAGCTCAAGCACTTTGGCTTTAAGCGCGTCACGCTCTGCCTGTACTTTGGCAAAATCATCTTCAGCAAATTGTATTTGTTTGTCTTTAAACCATTCGTAAGCATCATCTTGGTGTATATATTCACTCATCGTGCGTGTCCCAAAACTCAGGTTCTACAAACTTGACAGTGCTCAGATAGTTCATGCCTTTTGATGGGCCGCTAGTTGCCAGTGATGGGTGCCACGAGTCTCTGACCTTTTCAGCAAGTGTTGGTATTGCGTGAAGCGCACCGACAGCTTCTAACACAAGGCTTGACTCTTTAAATCGCAGCTCAAGCGCCAGATTGTGGCTTAGGTTAGTTAGTTTGGCGATTAGTTCGCCTAGTGATGTTTCCATTTGTTTCCTTTGTTATTTTCCTGATGTTGCTCGCCAGTGACCAAGGCCGCCGTTTTTGTAAAGGTAGCCAGCCACCTTGACATTGCATTCTGCATTGAGCAGTGCCTTAACTACGTCTTGTTTTTTACAGACTGCCCGTGTCACAGTAGCCCATGAGCCTTGTATCTGTAACAGGCCAACATCTGGGCGTCCTGTGGACTTGCGCACTGGTGACAGTGCCCGTTCAGTGCAACGGCTTTCGCGATAAGCAATTTTGCTCATCACAGGGACAACCTTGGCAGGGAAATGCCGGGCTAATAGCGGTTCCCATTTAGGGCATGAGTTAGCAGCTGCACTTGCGTGCGCTGGGGTGGATAGGGCAAGGATAAGCGTTAGTGCCATGAGTTTCTTAATCAACTCTCTCAACTTCTATTGGCGGCCCCCATGAATGCCAATTCTGCGCACGTTGGCAGACTTGGGTATAAACAATCAGGCCTGTGGACAAGTCTGTAAAGACCTGCACCATGGTTTTCTTATCTTTAGACCTTAGGGCCATATAGCCCCATGTCGGTATCATGGTCGGTTCGCCATCATTTTGAGCCATAGCCAGCATGACACCCATCCCATTATGAAACTGTATATAAACTGTGTATCGGTCATGCCAAGCCCCTAACCATGTCAAAGCCAGCCTGCGTTATGGCGCACACAATCGCTTGAGAGCCGCTTGAGACGCCGCGTCTGATGCCTAAGTCTTGAATCAGTCCCATTGTGCGCAAATCGCTACAACGCTTCCAATAGCCCCTAATTTCATGCCCAGCCAATGCAGCCCTCATGCCTGCTTCCTCATCTGTAAGGCCAAGGGTGGCTGTGGCGTACTGCTCGAGCAGCAAAGCCCTATGGCTGCCAACCCTGATGGGTGACACTTGCCGTGATGTTTCTGGGTCTGTTGCCCTGAAAAGTGGTAATTCTTGATAGGTCATGTTTCCTCTGACTTTCGTTGCCCTTTGAGTGGCTAGAAGTGACTATACACAATTTAGAAAGTCGGTGGTGGATATCCCAATGGAAACAAAGACACCCACCACCTAGCCCCAGCACCGCTCAAACAGTGTCTAGGAGTCCTATTTAAGCGCTCTAAACTGTGCCTCAAAATGCTCTGGCGTTTGCTTAGCCAACTCAATATGCAGCCAATTAGGCGAGCCTTCGTACGAGCCAGCGTTGTCGTCAGCTGTAAAGATTTTGACACCAGCCTTGCCTTCGCCCCTCGAGCAGCGGTAGCCAGCGCCATAAGCACCATAGGCGTACCAGTGCATTTCACACAATCCAAGGGCTTTGCTGTTAGCTAAAAACCAATCCCAAATAATGCGCGCTTGGGCTTCGTCTTTGTATTTAAGGTCTGCGGCATACCCCGTAGCATGGACAGATAGCCCGGCATTGTTACGCATAGGGCGGTTGGCGTATGTGCCTAGTGACGTCATGCCCCAACGTGCTTTGCACAGCTCTACTAGTTTGCTTGTGACGGGTTGTGTGGCTTTGCCATCCCATGCTGGGTAATACGGGTAAACACGGTTGGTCATAGTGGTGGGTCTTTTGGTTTGTCTTTAAGGCCGTTGCCAGCAAGCAGACCGATAAGGCCGCCAGCAAGAGTCATAAGCATTGGGGACAAAATAGCCCAAGCCTCAGAATCGTTAGGCGCTTGCTCGGTTGGTTGCACCACAAACAAAAGGCCATACAGCAAGGCAACGATAGAGAACAGAAACGCGCTTGAGAGGCAGATGCCTACCACAAGAATTAGTCGTGCTTTTATTTCTTCGTTGCTCAGTCGGTTTTCTAGTTTCATTTGCATTTGCTTTCCATGAATGATTTGTCAAGTGTGTTGGTGGTGTCACAGTTGTGACGTGTGCGGTCTGCGCAAGCGGTAAGCGACCCTAAAAAGACCAATAGAATCAGGCTTTTACGCATCATGCAGGGCCCAAATCTTCAATGAAAAATTGACGTACAAATGTGGCGTCCCCGTAATCATTTACTGCTGTGTTGGCTGTGTTGGCAGCCATTTGCATTTTGTAAGTTGCGCTTCCTGAACCAACGGACGTGTAAACATATTCCATTACAACTGGAAAAGATATTCCAGCGTCCAAAACATTTGGTGAATAAGTCCACTCGCGTAAAGTTGTTGCGCCTCGCTTTATTGCAAACCGAATACCTTGCAACCCGCCAGAAGGATAAGGGTTTGACAACATAGTAATTTTGTATCTGCGACCTGAAACCTCTGTAATCGTTAAGGTTGCACCTGTGTCTTGAAAAGTTGTATGGGTTGCCGATGTCGCAAACTGTGTCGTCAAAGTTTGCAATCCGCATAAGCCAAACGGCAAGTTATTCATTTGGGCTGCTGTCAGGATTTGCCCACTGGTAAATGTTGTGTTTGGTGATGCCATGTTGTTTGTCTCCTTTAGAAACTTAAAAGGTTAGTAGTAGAAAGAGTACCGAATATGGCGTCATCAAGGGTGAGATACTGATTGCCGTCTGTGGATTCAAATTGCAGGCTGTAAATATGTGAACCGGGGGTTATGTTGTGGCTGATACCAGACACGATAAGGGTCTGAGATTCGGTGGCTGGGGTGCCAGTACTAAAGTTCTTAACGACAGTGGCAATACTGGTCAGGTCAAGATTAAAACAGATGTTTTGATTAGCTGTTGAAAGTGCAGCCATTTGGGTTGAGACATTGGTGAACCTAAGCACTGGGTTCTTGTATTTGCCCAGCAGGTAATTACCAAGGCCAGCGACTTCAGCGACAGTGCTGTTAAGCAGGTTGGTCAGGTTAAGGCTTTGCGATTGGTACAAGGCAATGCTTGTGGCATCGCTAGTGATTTGCTGTACCCCAGCAGGGCTTTGAGTCACTATGTAGTTATAAAGCAACTCATCACCATAGGAGTTGAGCAAAGTCTGATATTGAATTGACCCTGTGTAACTGAATGTGGCCCCAGACACTGGGTTAAGAACACTGGTTCTGCCCTTAAAAGTCAAAGTGCCATCAGCAGCAACATACAAATAGCCCTGTTCGCTTGTGTTCACAAGTTGCAGGTAGGTCAGTAAGTTGGTGCCGTCAGCAATGTTGAAGCTGCTCGAAGAGGCTGAAGCCCCTAAAGTGGATGAGCCAGTGCCAATATTTCGAGCACCTTTATAAGAAACTTCGGTGTAATCCAGCACTGTGTTAATACGGGCATTAGTTGTTTCCGCTGTGACAGTGTGAGCCACCAAGGTTGTGTTAGCCAACACAGTGAAAGCATCAGAGCAGGATGCATACATTCTGTCGCCGTTGCTGGCAATGTCGTAATCCAGATTCCAGTCCGTAATTAGCCCGGTGTAAATGAGGATGCCGTTAGCCAAGATTTGAATGGGGCAGCGTGGCAGTACATACGGGTAGTAGATGCTTGAAGTGTTTAATGGGTCAAGGATGCGGCTTGAGTTATTAAAGGTCACTGTGGCTGTGCCAGCGTTGAATTGGTCTAACTGGCGTGAACGGCCACGAGTGATATTGACGGACTCCACAAGGCTTGTGAGGTCTGCATATTGCAAACCGCCAAGGATGCCTGTGTCCAGTTGGTTTTGTGGGATGTTTAAGCCGTCAAGTTGTAAGACTTGGCCAAAGCCCGTTGTGGTTTGGAACCCAACTAGGACTTGCATTGTTGGTGCTGGCATTAGTAACCAACACCACTGGCAGGCGCGAATACGGCACCTGACCTTCTCTGACTTTTAAGGATTGCACTTATAATTTCCTGCCCCACCTGCTCAGGAGTACTGACAAGCCCGGCATTCACCGTGATGTTCATACCACCACCAAAGCCGATGCTGCTCATTTTGTCTAGAGGAATTATCGCCTCGGGCCCGGCCTCGCCTGCCGTAATAGTTGTAGCGCGAGTAACGACCCCACCTTCAGCCATTAAAGTACCCATGCCAATTTGTGCGCCCTGAAGATAACGACCAATTTCAGTTTGTATATCAGTGATTTGTGCAGGTGTTAATGCACCAACGGCAGCAGTAATAACATCAACTTGGTCAAGGTTTGGTTTTTTAAGCGCAACCTCAACAGTTTTGATTGTGTCATTCAGGCCTTTAAGGAATTCAGTGGCTGCCGTAACTCCAGCGCCGTAATACTTAGCAGCTGCACGTTTGCCGACCTCATCTGCAAGGTCAGTCATTGACTGCGTAAGTGCGTTAGCCTTTAACACTCCATCAGCTGAACCAAGAATTTCCTCAGCAATGGCTGTACCGCCATCAACACCTGCCGCTAATACTTGTGATAAAGCCGTTTCAGAAAGACCAGCAGCCATAAGCCTGCTAACCAATTCACCAAACTTTTTAGCCTTATCGGCCTGTTTGGCAAGGCTGTCAAAGAAGGTCATAGGTTTTGCTTGTGCTGCTGTTACTTCTGCAGTTGCGTCTGCCAAATCTTTTTGAACCAGCACAAGGGCGTCATAATTATCTTTGTCTTGAAAAGCATTCCATTTGTCGTATGCCTCATTAACTTTGAGTTGCGCAGCAGATTGTTTCCCTAACGCTTTCTTTAGTTCGTCAGCGTTACCTGCTGCTTCAGATTGTGCGTTACCAAAGTTAAAAGACCCTGTAATGGCTGCACCCACGCCTTTGCCAAAAGCGTCAAAAGCGCTTTGGGCGTCATCAAGTTTTTGTACGGCTTCCTCAAGTCTGGTGTTAAGACTTTCGCGCAAAGCATCAGCAAGCTCTTGAACTTCGTACCTGAGTTTAAGCGCTGCCTCTTGGGCATCTGTATATGCTTTTGCTTTTTTCTCTGCTGCAATTCTAGATTTGTCTGTCGAAGTTGTCGTTAAATCAACTTTGGTTTTAAGCAGGCTTTCAAATGCAGCCGCTTCTTTTAGTTTGTTAGTAACACGGCCTGTTACTTGACTTAACTGCGCGGTGGCTGCGGCTCTGTCAGAAATTGCTTGGTCACCTGCTTTGACCAGTTTTACTAAAGCATTGTCTTTAAATATAAATTCGGTAAGTATCCCAAGACCAGACTTTAAACGGCCAAACCATTTACTGCTTGACGATTGTGCTTTGTCAGTGTTTTGAGTTACTTCAATTAAAACGCCTGCATAGTCGCTTAACTTTTTTGTGGTCTCTTTTAAGATAGGTAAAAAAAGAACACCAATTTGCGTTTGAGCGTCTTTAATTCTGGCAGTTAAAATACGTTGCTGGTTAGCTGCATCTTTAGAAGTCAAAGCAAAGTTGCCCTGTTGCAACGCTGTCTTTTCAAGGATTACAGCCTGAGCTGCAAGGCTTTTGTTTGCCGGGGTCAATGCCTCTTTAGTGGTCTTTACCAATCCAAGTGCCAAAGCCTTTTGACGTAAAGTTGCATCGTCAAGTAACACGCCATAACGCCTAAGTGGTTCGGCCTCTCCACGCAACCCAGCGCCAAGAGCCAACACGGCATCTTCTGGGCTGGTGTTATTAAATGAAGCCAAGTCGCTTGCTAATTGAGTGAACTGGACAGACATTGCCGTTAGGTCAGTGCCTGTTAATCCTGCTGCCTTGCCTAGTACGCCAAAGGTGCCTGCTGCTTTGAGGGCTTCAGTTTTGGATTGGCCTAGTTTGGTAGAAGCTGTGTTGCTGAAATCAACAATGGATTGGCTGGCATCACCAAAGATTTGTTCGGCTTTGCTGGTTTCCTCATTTAGGTCACTAGCCATTTTTGATGCTTTAAACGCAGCAGCACCCAAAGTTGTCAGCGCAGCAGTAGCAGGAATCATGCTTTTCTTCATGGCAAACGCCACTTTGTCGCTTGTCTTTTCCAGCTGCGCAAATTGGCGCTGGGCCTGCTTTATGCCCTTGCTGTCAAATTCCGAGACAATGTTAAGAATTACGCTCATTTGATTCTCATTGCGCTGTTAGTCATTTTCATTACTTTGTTTACAAGCTCTTTAACGTCTGCTTGCACTTTGGCTTGTGAGGATTCATAAGCCCTGTAAATAATACGAGATGGTGGGCCAAAGCGGTTTGTAAGGTTGTCGCCCATTGTGCCTTTAGCCAACATATCTAGAGCTGTGGCCTGTGGCCCAAGCCACTTGATACCAAACGTGCCAAGGTTTTGTTTAAAACCTAAGCCAGTGTCACGCACTTTTTTGCCACTGGTAAATGCTTTAAGATTGCGTCGAACACGGGCATCGTTCCAGCTCATAATGTCAGCACCAGAATTACCTATCCAAGAGCGTTTCATGCCGGACAATGGGGCATTGTTTGGCAACATAGATTCTGCTTTGCCTACAACTGGCTGCACAATCTGTTTAAAGTCACGAGTGATTTGACGGCGCAGCTTCTTGTCAATGGTGTTGATTTCCTTCAAAGCTTCTTTAAGCCCTGAGAATTCCATGGTTACATCTACGCCCATTACTTCCGACTTTCGTTAATCATTTTGATGACTGTCGAGAGGTCGTCACTGGTGAACTCTATCTCATGAGGCCAAAACCCTGTGGCAATCAGCACCGCCGCTAGGGAATGTCGGTAGGTGCCTCGGAGAAAGGGCGGTCAGTGTCCTCGCTTGCAATTTCAAGGCTGACCAGTTTCTTAATAAAGTCATCAAAAACAATGGGCACGATGATGCCGTGGGTTTGGCAAGCTGACCAGCACAGAAAAGCTAAGTCCTCAATGCCAATACCGTTAGCCATCTCTGAAGCTTTGGTTTTAAACTTGCGTTCCCATTGTGTAACAGCCCAAAGGTTGGTGGTTACCGTGAATGGGCCATCGCCCATGTCAGCGCGTAGTTCTAATTTCATGTCGGGTTTCCTTTGTGTTTTAGTTAAGAAACAATGGTGGAGAGAACCCCACCTTTAAAAGTAATGCTAATGGTACTTAGCTCGCCCATTGTTGCATCAATGACTGGAAGCTCTTCTAAGTAAGTTCCCACTAATTCGAATCGGGGGGCTGTCGCAGTAGCGGTAGTCAAAGCAGCGTCAGTTACTGCAACCTTGACAGTTGTGACTGTGCCGACGAGAGCTGCAAGTGTTGCGTAAGTTTCGGTGGCTGCATAAGACATATACAAATCCAGCACTATTTCTTGGTCTGACAACCCAGCCACGAACGACCTAGAAGTACTTCCGAAGGCGGTGGCTTCGAGAGCCGAAGCGCGATTTCGTACGGTTGCGCTAGTGCACATATCCGTTAGATTCACACTGTTAATCAGTACGCCGGGGTTTGAAAGGTATGTTGCTGAAGCCATGGTTTACTCCTCTGGAGATGTTTCTACTGTTTTAGCAGATTTGGTTGGGGTTTTGTCGGATTTAATAAAGCCACCCTCAATGAGAGCGTCAATGTTGGTTTCTTCGGAAGGCTCGAACTTGTCGCCCGGTGTTCCGATTCTTGAACTAATGATTGTGTACATGATTCGCCTTACGCTGTCTGTGCCTGTACGAATACTACTAGGTCATAGCAAGGATATTCGGCACCACCAATAAGGTAGGCCGTGGGTTGTCCGTTCATCACAATAACCTTGCTTGAAATGACTTTTGCTGTGGTGCTTAGCAGCTGGCGTAGCACTGGCAGGCCAGCAGGGCCAGAGCCAAGGATTTTGATGGGGAAGGACACATTGAGGATGTTGCCGTTGCCTGCAAAGGTTGTAAATGATGGGGCGTCAATGAAGACACAGTTAGGGACAATCTTGGTTGCATCTGTTACAACCCTAAGACCAGACACCGTAGCTATCTTGGCTGCCACATCATCTATGGCTTCGTTGAGAAGGTCTGTAAAGGCCACTACGCCACCGCTGGGCGTGGGATGCCCAATAACTGCTTAACCACTGGTGTCATCGCTGAGACGCTTGCAGAGCCCATTCCGTCAAAGGTAGCAAAAGTGTCTTGTACGCTGCCACGGGCACGCCACAGTGAAGCTGCATACATAAGCGTGCCTAAGGTGACGTCATGGCCCGGCGTTGTCGTAAGGCTGTCAAAGTAGCCAGCTTCTTGACGCCTGCGGTAGCAAAAGTCATTAGCTGCATTTCGAGCCTGTTCAGCCAAGGTGTAGTCGTCCGAAGGATTTGTAATTTCCACGCCAAGATATGTAATTAAAGCCGCCGTTGTCGTCCATGTGCAGTTTTGGGTGTAAGTAATTGTGCCAGTAGCTGACGCTATGCGATTGACGTCAGTGCCAGTACAAGCGAACAACACCTGATTGGGAATGCTGACATTGCTGTCAAACAACAAGTCACCCTCGCTGTCTGTGCCAATGTACTCATACTTGGGCATGGCATAAACAACGAAGGTTCCGTTGAAGGGTGCAGCAACACTGGCAACAGTGATGGATTGCCCCACCTCTATTTCAGTATCGGTCAGTGTTTGCAGCACTGCATAGTTGTCTAGCAGTTGCTTGAAAGTGACTGTGTATGTAGCCATGGCGGCTTACCGCCTTTCGCTTTACGCGATTGTGATGGACTGAATGAAACTTGATTTTGCAACAAATGTGGCGAAGTACTGGTGAATACTCAGCGTACGGCCTAATGTTGATGGGTTTTCGAAGCTCTGCAAAGATGCGCCTGATTCGTAAATTTCAAAGCCTGGCGCGTAAACAACAAGCATGGTGCCTGCAGCAAAGTTGTTATCAACTACAAGGTCAAGACCAAATACGTCCATCGCGTTGTAAGCAAGGCCACCTACGCGACCAATGCTGTTTTGCCCCATAACACCATTAGTGGTATAACCAAGCACAGGACGCTTTGAACCGTCAAGCTGTTGGCCTAATTTCTGCCATACATCTGGTGACACGCACAAGTGGGTTGGGAAGAAGTTGCTGTCCTCTGTGATTTCGCGTGCTGCGTCATACAGAGACTCGATTAAACTTGATGGGTCGTTTGCTGTAACAGTCCATGTTGAACCTGATGCTGTTTTACCAGCAACCAAAGCGTCAGCTGCAATGTCGTCAGTTTTAATCAATACTTCGCCTGCGAGGTCATTCAATACAAGCTGCAATGCTGCTGGGTCTGTAAAGTCGATGTCTTGGATAGACAGTGTGACTTGTCCAGCGACAGTTGCCTTGGTAACTGTGTTGGCTGCAATGACCATGGTGGTTGCTGACACTGCGTCAAGCTGGTTCGTTTGAACGGCTGCTGAGGTATGAGTCGTAATGGTGGGTCTTACGAACTGGCGAGAAGTAGTTGTAGGCATTGAGCGAGCGCCGAATGCACTGACCACAGGACGAACGAAGTTTAGGTCCTGAAAAAGCGGACCGAGTACGGGGATATTCAAGAGGCCGGGAGTGTCACCAGTAACGATGTCGCCAGCTGCGGCTTGCAATGCTGTTTGTCCACGGCGCTGTGCTGTTTTAAAAGCGTCACTGACTTTTGCGTAGGTGTCTCCACCGATGTGATAAGCAGCAAGAACTTCTGCTGCTGATGGCATAGCAAATTCACGTTTTGGCTGGGCAAAAAGTGCTGATGCTTCGATTACTTCTGGAACTGGGGTTTCTGACACTTCGGTCTCCTCTGACTCTGTGGGTTCTGGCTCGTCGGGTGCCGTTTCTGTATTATTGCTTACTTCGTCCTCTGATGTGGGGATACTCGCAGCAACATCTGTGATGGTAGCACCGCTAAAGGCAGGCTGGGGCACCAGTGAAAGTTCTAGCCATTCGGCTGCTTCCACAATCATGACGCCATTATCGTTAAAACTAAATTTGGTTGGGTTTACGCCAACGCTCACAGAGTCCAAAACGCCATCTGCTGCAAGCACTAATGCTTCGTCACCTAGGGCTGTGGTTGAGACTTTTGCTGTGAAGTACATATTTTCTTCATCATCGATTCGTTCGGTTAAAATTCCTATGGCCTGCGTGGAGTCATGGCTCATGTAAAGCTTTGGGGCTTTGCCTTCTGTTGGCAGTGAGCCCGGCAAGAAAGAAACTGTCTGCCCCCCAGAAACTACGGCCTCAGTGTTATATGGCAGGGCAACGCCAGTAATAGTGCGCTTAGGTGTGCCGTCTTTGGCGGCATCTACGCTGAATGTGGAACTGTTAAAGCGCATCATGCTAGGGACTCCTGTGTGTTTTCTTTAGGTGCGGTGTCGGGCATCTTGTCGGCTACATAGTTTTCCTCTAGGTAACTGTCAGTGTCAAACTTACAGTAAGTGCCACGCGGAAGTACGTTATTCATGCTGAGCGTTGAGGCAATGCAATCTGCATAAGGCTTGACGCCAAAAATGTAAAGGTCAGCTCGTGATTGTTCACTGCTGGTGTAGGCGTAAGCGCCAGTGGACACGCCTACAAGGTAGGGGGGAACACCGCATAGGCGTGCCAAATCAAGCGCTGAATACTGGGCTGACTCAATCATCAGCATCTTGTCTGGGGTGGCAGTGCTGGCCTCGTAGGTCAAGTACTCATTAAGTACAGCGGTTTGGCTGGTAAGTCGTGCCTCTTGGAATGCTGCGCCAATATCTGACAGTTCTTGTGCGCTGAGTGGTTCGCCACCAGTCTGCTTTAAAACACCAGAAGGCAAAGACGATTGGGCATTTTTGTAGCGTGACTGTTCTATCTTTAGCGCTGTTGAAATTGTCTGGTCTGAGCTGTAAACAATGCCTTGGATAGGGCTAAGAAACTGAATTACATTTCGATAGTCAAGTTCATTGCCAGCAAAGGTAATTGACTTAGAAGGATGAAAGAAAACGGGGCCTTGCTCGTCCATTGTCACAATGCTTCCGGCAGGCAAACGCTGAAATTTTGACGGGAAGCCGTCTTGTGTGCGTTCTGTGATGTACCAAAATGCACGTCCGTAAAACAACAAGTCGTCAAGTGTCCAAGCCATTAAAAAGTTGTATGTGACTGCTGGGTCTGGCTGACGTAGCCATGACCTAGGGGCTAGTGGCACTTCTTCCATTTCACCAGACGCGTCATCAAATACTTCGCCGTACATTTTAAGTGGCATACAACCAATGACAGAAGCCAGCAAGTCGCGCGAACGTGACACTGTGGCTATGGTCATGGCGCGCTGACGAGCTGCGCCCTCTTGGTAGTTATAGAAGTTGTCTATTGGGTTTCGACTGACGCTTGGCAACGCATATCCCACAGCGGCTTGCACTGATGGTGTAGAGATTGCCGCTTTAGTAACTGGCTTATTGAAAATACCCATGACGGTAGTATGCCACTTTCTGGGTCTTGTGTGTGGTACTGCCCTGCTCATCCCGACAACGCCCAGAGCAGTACCGCCCACACTTTAGCGATTAACCACAACCATCATTGGTTTTGTCTTTTGTTTTGGTTTGGAAACTTGAGCCACAGCCCACACCATGCAACGGCAAAGCTCTATTGGCCCGGGTGACTTTTGCGAACTAAGAACAGCGCCAGAAGGCACCTTGACCAAAACGGCTCTACCGCAATGGTCAGCAAGCAATGTTTCGCCGTGGTGTCTTACATTGCCTTCGTGAATCATTGACCTAACCAGTGTGGTGTATTTAGTTAGTTCTGCATAGCCCGTAAGGCTGGTGCGCCTACGCAAAGACGTAGGGACGTGAATGTCAAGCGTTGGTGTAATCAGCAGCTGCACTTCTGGGTTTTCCATAACTCGAGCAATTGCAGTCCACATATCGGCTTCGGTCTCAACCACAAACTCAGTTTGAACAATAACTTTGCCGTCTATTTCGGCAGCTCTAACACCCACATACCTAGCGTCATCCACAGAACTATCCACAGACAAATAACCACCCTCAGGCATAGGAATGTCTGTTTGGTTTTTCTCCCAAACGCCTAAATCAAGCCAAGCGCCCCTAGCTGTAATCCACTGATTTAGGTGAGCACGCATAAAGCTGTCTTTTTTTGACACAGCGCGCAAAGCGTCAATGGTGATTGTCGTACCTAAACTTGGGTTGGCCCAATACCAGTTCTTTTCATCCAGCGGCGACAAATGCCCCGGCATTGACCATTCAGCAAAATAAAACAAACTTGGTAGCCCTTTGTCAATGTCAGCCATGGCCTGCTGGCGTAACTTAATCATTGTCTCGCTGTTTTGGTCTCCTGCCGTACTCCACATAGAAAGCAGTGGAGACTTTCGAGCAATCTGTGAGGGCCGCAGGGCTGAATCGACAACTTCCGCATCAATGTCAAATAATTCGTCACAAACGATTAAATCATGAGAACCACCATGAAGGCTTTTAGTAGCTGCTCGAATTTCCCAGCGTGAACCATCAGGCATCTCAACAGACTTACGCCCAATGGCAGCCAGTTTCTTACCGCCAAACGATTCACAAAGAATGTTGGCAAGCAAAGGAAAGATGGCCTCTGCTCGGTCGAGTTTGTTAGCAACACTCATCACAGACTGTGGCTGTTTACGCAGGACAGCACCTTCAGTAAGCCACCAACCAATTAAAGCCTGTAAAGCAACGCTCTTACCAGCTTGTCGCGCTGTACTTACCAAAGACTCACGAAACTGCAACACCCCAGCCTCATCATGAGCCAACTGCCCTGACAAAGCATGAACCTGCCACGGCATCAACGACTCAATACCCATATGACGTTTAGCCCAAGCAGCCACAAAAGGCCCATAAGACAAGCCCCCAACCCCAACACTTTCCAATCTGGGCTGTTCCCTACCAATCCGCCAATCATGTTCTTGGTTCTCGCCAGTTACCGCCAGTTCAGGCTGATTCTCCAAAAATACGGTGGAAAT